CGTGCGAAAGCGCATGCATGCAGGCCCACGCCAGATCGGCATGGCTGGTGTCCTCCGAGCGGCCGGCCTGGTACGTGACCCGGCCGCCCGAGGCGGTGACGGTTTTCTTGATGGACATGAAGGACGCGGCAAAGTCGGTCCAGCCTGCGTCGAATTCGAGGCGGCCTTTGCTGATGACATCGTGGGCCTTAAGCACCAGGGCGGTCTTCACATCCACCGAGTACGTGAAGCCCTTGGCATCGGGCCGGAACTTGCTGACCAGCTGGAACACCGCGTCACCGATGCCGGTGCGATCGATGCCGATGTAGGCGACCTCATAGCGTTCGCACACGCGGCGAATGGCGGCGGCCTGCTCTTCGTAGTCGATGCCCCGGAACTGGTGCTTCTCCAGCACGCGGAACTTGCCGCCGGGCACCATGGGCGGCGCCACCACGACGAGCGCGGCACTGTCGCCACCGCCACCGTTCGGGTCATAGCCGACCCACACGGGCCGGTTGCCGAACGGACGCGGCGACCAATGGCGGAAGTCCTCCCACGCCTCCCAGCTATCCACCATGCCGCGCATGAGCATGGAGAGCGGAAACACCGACGTGTTGTCGTCGATGAAGGCGCACATCAACAGGTTCTCGAACTCCAGCGCGCTGTATTCAAGGCGAAGCTGATCCAGGTCGAACAGGTTGCAGCCGCCGCGCAGCGCGTCTTCGACCGTCACGATCTGGCGCCACTGTCCGTCCGCGCAGCGCAGGCCACGGGCCAACGCCGCGTGGCTCACGTCGACCTTGATCTGGTCCTCTTTCTTGCGCCCGCGATTGAAGAGCGTGCCAGACCAGAACGGGTACGCTTCGTGCGCCAGGCTCGACGGCGTCGAAAAGTACGTCTGCCGCCAGTGCTTGTGGATCGCCATGCCGGAGGCGACCTTGCGCAGCTCCTGGAAGCGCGGCACCCAGAAGTACTCATCGAAATACAGGTTGCCGTGGTAGCTCTGCGCGGTGCGCGCGTTGGTGCCGAGGAAATACAGCGTCGCGCCGTTGGACAACACCATCGGGTCGCCCTTCAGCTCCACGCCGGCGGCATCCTTGGCGAACTGCACGATGTACTGCTTGAAGACGTGCGCCTGCGCCTTGCTGGCCGACAGAAAAATCTGGTTGCGCCCCGTGGTCAGCGCATCGATCAGCGCCTCCCGAGCGAAGTACCACGTCGCCCCGATCTGCCGGCTCTTGAGCAGATTGCGGATGCGCTCGGTGAGGCCCGCCTCGTACCACACGCGCTGGTAGTCGAACATCGCGTCGTGGAAGGCTGCGACCAGCGTCTTCATCTCCGGCTCGCTGATCGCGTTGCGCTCCGGCTGTTTGCGCGGTCCCTTGTTACGGTTCGCCACCTTCGGATTCAGGTCCGCCTCGTTGCCACCGTTGCGATAGCGCTCGCGGCGCGCGACACGATCAAGCTGGCGGCCCAGCAGGTCGATTTCCTTGTAGTCGCGTCCTTCCTTGTTTTCCTTGGCGACGAGTTGGATCAACCGCTCTTCGAGCGTGATGGCGACCTTTTCGTGGGGCTCGATCGCATCCCACGCGTCGCGGCGCTTCCAGCTATAGACGGTCGCGGCCGTCACGCCGAGCTGCTCGGCAATGCGCGCAATGCGGTGGCCCTGCCAGTACAGGGCGCGGGCACGGCGGCGTGGGTCCAGATCGAGGTTCGCAGTGGGTGGTGTTGCAGGCATGTCGCCATGCTGCCGGTCGCGCGCGCGCGCGCCACGCGGGTGCTGTTGTGGCATCGGAAACCACAACATGGTTGCGTTGCTGGGGTCGGCTGCGGTGCCCAAGATGGATGCACTCATCCACACCGAGGACACCATGGCAGGCAAGAGCACCAAATTCTTTCGCATCGCTACCGAGGGCGCGACCAGCGACGGCCGCGTCATCGATCGCGCGACGCTTGAACAGATGGCCGCCGCCTACGACCCGAAGGTCTATGGCGCACGTATCAACCTGGAGCACATCCGGGGCTATGACCCGGCCGGCCCCTTCCGCGCCTATGGCGACGTGACGGCGCTCAAGACCGAAGAGGTCGACGGCAAGCTGGGCCTGTACGCCCAGCTCGATCCGACGCCGGAGCTCGTGGCCTTGAGCAAGGCGCGCCAGAAGATCTACTGCTCGATGGAGGTGCAGCCGAACTTTGCCGACACCGAGGGCGCGTACCTGGTGGGTCTCGCCGTGACCGACAACCCCGCAAGCCTGGGTTGCGAGGTGCTGAAGTTCAGCGCGAGCGCCAAGGTCAACCCGCTCGCCTCGCGCAAACAGCAGCCGGAGAACCTCTTCACGGAAGCCGTGGAGGTGGAGATGGATTTCGAGCCGCAGATCAACTACTCGGCCACGAGCGTGCCGGCGGGCTTCGCCGACAGCATCAAGCGCCTGTTCAGTCGCCAGGGCAAGACGAACGCCGAGCACGAAGCGCGCGTCACCGACGTGCAGGAGGCCGTGCAAACGGTTGCCGAACAACTGCAAACGTTCAGCGTGCAGCTCACCAAATCGTTCGAGGACTTCGTCGCCGAGTTCTCCGAGCTCAAGCGCGCCCAGGACGCCGACCGTGCAGCCTTCAGCGCCCTCAAGGGCACGCTTGAACAGACCCCGGCCAGTCCCGCGCGGCCGCCGGCGACGGGCGGCAATGGCGCGAGCGCCATCACCACCGACTGCTGACCCCTTTACGTAGAACCCGGAGCACCTTCATGCAGAACGAAACTCGCCGCCTGTTTGCGGCTTACAAGGCGGAAGTCGCCAAACTCAACGGCGTTGATCGCGTGGACGAGAAGTTCACCGTCACGCCCACCATTCAGCAGAAGCTGGAGAACAAGGTCCAGGAATCGAGCGAGTTCCTCAAGCGCATCAACATCTATGGCGTGGCCGAACAGGAAGGCGCCAAGATCGGCCTGGGCATCTCGGGGCCGGTCTCCAGTACGACGGACACCACGCAGCAGGATCGTCAGACCAGCGACCTGTCCACGATGGACGAGCGCGCGTACCGTTGCGAGCAGACCAACGCGGACACGCACATCACCTACAAGCAACTGGATGCGTGGGCCAAGTTCCCCGACTTCCAGACCCGCATCCGCGACGCCATCATTCGGCGCCAGGCGCTGGATCGCATCATGATCGGTCTGAATGGCGTCAAGCGTGTGGCGACCTCGGACCGCGCGGCCAACCCGCTGCTGCAGGACGTGAACAAGGGGTGGCTGCAACACCTGCGCGAGCAGGCGCCGCAGCGTGTCATGTCGCACGACGACAAGAACGCCGACAAGATCGTGATCGACCCCGCCAAGAAGCTGGGCAACTTCGCCAACCTGGACGCCGTGGTGTACGACATGGTCAACCACCTGATCGAGCCGTGGTATGCCGAAGACACAGATCTGGTGGTGATCTGCGGCCGGCAGTTGCTCTCGGACAAGTACTTCCCGATCGTGAATGTGAACCACGCGCCCACGGAAACGCTCGCGGCAGACATCGTCATGAGCCAGAAGCGGATCGGCGGCCTGCCAGCGATGCGCGTGCCGTTCTTCCCGGCCCACGGCCTGCTGGTGACGCGCCTGGACAACCTGTCGATCTATTGGCAGGAAGGGACGCGCCGCCGCACCATCGTGGACAACGCCCGCCGCGACCGCATCGAGAACTACGAGTCGAGCAACGACGCGTATGTGATCGAGGACCTGGGGTGCGCGGCCATGGCGGAGAACATCCAGTTCGCGGAGGCCGCGTGACGAGCCCCGCACGCAATCACTTCCTGCGCGCGTCCGCCAAGCTCCAGGCCGCCGCGCAGGCCGGCAACCCGCTGCGCCACGCCAATGGCTACGAGCTCATGCTGGCCCAACTGGCCGAGCACCGCCGCTCGCTCAAGCAGGTGCAGTCCATCGAGCGCAAGGCCGAGCTCAAACGCAAACTGCTGCCTGCCTATGACGCCTGGATTGACGGCGTATTGGCGGCGGACGCCGGCGTGCAGGACGAGGTCTTCATGACGGTGATGGTGTGGCGCATCGACGTGGGGGACGTGGTGGGCGCGCTGCCCCTGGCGGCCTATGCGATTCAGCACGGCCTATCGATGCCCGACCAGTACCAGCGCACCACCGCATGCCTGATCGCCGAAGAGTTCGCCAGCCTGGCCATGAAGGCGGCGGAGGCCGGCACGCCCGTCTATCCCGACGCGTTGCTGCAGGTCGCTGACCTGGTGCAGGACCAGGACATGCCGGACGAGGTGCGCGCGAAGCTCTGCAAGGCCATCGGCTACGCGCAGCTCGCGCACATCGAGCGGGAGCCGGCGGAGGTCGACGCCCGGCGCGCCGCCGCGCTGGAATACCTGAAACGCGCGCTGGCCCTGCACGATAAGTGCGGCGTCAAAAAAGACATTGAGCGCATCGAGCGCGACATCAAGAACGCAGCCAAGGGCACCCCCCAAAGCTGACACCGAGCGTGACCCCGCGCATCAGGCGGCACGGGGCAGGCTTGCGGCGTGCCGCGAAGCCTTGCCCCGTCCACCGCCTCCCAGTCCACGGAACCCATGTCATTCATCGCAGCAGCACCCGTACCGGCCCCGGCGGCCAGCAAGCCCATCGCCAACGACGGCTTCTTTCCCGATATCGACGTTGACCAAGCCTATGCCGCTATGCGGCTGGACGGCACAGTGACGCCGGAGCGCCTGCGCGCCTCGCTGGTGGAAGCGGTGCTGTCGGTCAATGCGGAGCTGCAGGCCTGGAAGGCGGCGCAGATGGCGTTCGGGCGCGAGACGCTGGCCAACGTGCCGGCGGCCAGGATCGACGGCCAGAGCGCGCACCTGCACCGCTACCAGCGCGCCGTTCACTGCCTGGCTGCCGCGTGGCTGATTGAGCGGTACCGGACCATCGACGCGACGGCCACCGGCGACCGCAAGGCCGAAGCGGAGAACTTGGGCGTGGACGATCTGCGCCGTGATGCGCGCTGGGCCATCAGCGACCTGACCGGTGTGGGCCGCACGACCGTGGAGCTCATTTGATGCGCGTGCGCGCGATCCAGGGCGACACCGTCGACGCCATCTGCCAGCGGGTCTATGGCCGCACGGCAGGTGTTACCGAAGCGGTACTCGCCGCCAATCCCGGCCTGGCTGATCTTGGTGCCGTGCTGCCGCACGGCACCGAGGTGGACGTGCCGGACATTTCTCCGCAGGCGACCGTGCAGACGGTGCAACTGTGGGACTGAGGACATTCCAATGGCTGAACCCATCTCTACCAGCACTTCCGCCGTCGTCGCTGTGACAGGCGTTGGCGCGATTTCCCTGCTGCCTGGTGTCGATCCCGGCACCGTGCTCGGCGCCTTTGCCGGTGCGGCCGTGTTCGTGCTCAACAGCGGCGAGCTGGGCACCTTCAAGAAGCTCGCCTTCCTGGGGCTGTCCATCCTGGCGGGCGTGCTGTCCGCGCCGCTAGCCGCTGTGCTCATTGCCAAGACGTTGCCGGCCAACACCGAAGTCAGTCACGCCGTCGGGGCGCTGGTGGCCTCCACCGTGGTGGTGAAACTGCTGCTGGCGCTGATCCGCCTGGCCGACAACAGCGACCGCCTGTTCGCCTTGCTCAAGGGCAGTAGCGACAAGGGAGGCAACCAACCATGAAAATCCTGTTCATCGTGCAGGCGCTGCTGTGTGCGCTGATCGCGCTGCGCCTGTTGCTCTTCAAGCGTGAGGGGGCGGCGCACCGCCCGTGGGCGTCTCGCCTGGCCTATGCGCTGATCGTGCTGTCGGGCGCCGTACCGATCGGCGTCCTTTTCGGGCGCAACGATTGGGCGCTGATTGCGCTGACCGGCATCGTGGCACTGCTGTGCCTGGCGGTGTTCGCGGTGCGCGGCAATGTGGTGGAGCTGTTCCGCATGGGTGGTACCGACTCGTCCTGTGTCGTGCGCTTTCTGCGGAGGCAGCCATGACGATCCTCAAACACGGCAGCCTCGGCGCCGAGGTGCGCGAGCTGCAGCGCATGTTGGGCGTCAAGGGCTTCAATGCGCCGGACACCGGGGAATATGACGCCGACACGGCCGCTGCCGTGCGCGCCGCGCAAGTGCGCTTCGGCCTGGTGGTGGACGGTATTGCCGGCCCCAAGACCCTGCAGGCGCTGCAGGACGGCGTGCGTGGCCCGCGTCTGCTGACGGCAGCCGACCTGGCGGCCGCGGCACAGACGTTGGGCGTGCCGCTGGCGGCCATTCGTGCGGTGAATGAGGTGGAGAGCCGTGGCAGTGGTTTCATGGCCGATGGCCGGCCGGTGATCCTGTTCGAGCGGCACATCATGTATCGCCAGTTGAAGGCCGCCGGCCGCGATGCCGATGCACTGGCGCGACAGTTCCCGAATGTCGTCAACGAGAAGCGTGGCGGCTACGTGGGCAAGGCTGGCGAGCACATGCGTCTGGCCCAGGCCATCGCCATTGATGAGGCCTGCGCGCTGGCGTCCGCGAGCTGGGGACTGTTCCAGGTCATGGGCTATCACTGGCAGCGGCTGGAATACCGCAGCGTGCAGGACTTCGTGGCCAGCATGCGCACAAGCGAAGCGGCGCAACTGGAAGCCTTCGTGCGGTTCGTCAAAGCCGACCCCACGCTGCTCAAGGCGCTGCGCGGCCGCAAGTGGGCCACGTTTGCGGAGCTCTTCAACGGCCCCGACTACAAGGCGAACCTGTACGACGTGAAGCTGGATCGCGCTTTCGATCGCTACCAGGCGGAAGACGAGGTGGCCGCATGAGCCGCGCTGCCGTCATTGCGGCATTGCTGGCCGCCGTTGCCGGGCTCGCCTGGTGGGCGACCGATCGCTACCACGCCACGGTCAATCGTGCGGACACCGCCGAGAAGACCGCCGCAGGCCTGCGCGAGCAGCTCAAGAACGCCCAGGGTGCCACGGTCACCGTCACGCAGTACGTGGACCGTGAGCGCGTCATCCGCCTCAAAGGCGACACGATCATCAAGGAGGTGCCTCGCTATGTCTCTGCTCAAGCTGACGCTGCCTGCGTCATTCCTGGCGGCTTTGTGCGGTTGCACGACGCCGCCGCTGCCGGCACAGTGCCAGATTCAAGTGCCGGAGATGTTGATGCGGCCCCCTCGGGCGTTGCGCTCTCTACCGTCGCCGGCACCGTCACAGCCAACTACACCGACAGCCTCGCCAACAGCGAGCAGTTGAGCACGCTGCAGCAGGTGCTGCGCGACCAGGGCGTGACGATCATCGGTGATGAGGTCGCGCCATGATGAAGCCGGCCAGCCTGCGCGAAGCGCTGACGGCGGCGGTGCCGTACCTGGCGGCGAAGCCGGACACCTTGCATGTGTTCGTGGATGAGGGGCACGTCGAGGCCTCGGCCGCGCGCTCGCTCTCTTTCGAGTACCAGTACACGCTGACGCTCATCGTGACGGACTATCCGGGCAGTGCCGACAGCATCGTGGTCCCGGTGCTGGCCTGGTTGCGGGTCAACCAGGCGGAGCTCTTTGCGAACCCTGACAAGCGCGCGGACGGCTTCAAGTTCGAGGCGGAGATCATCAACCACGAGACGGTGGACCTTGCCATCAAACTCAAGCTCTCCGAGCGCGTGACGGTCAAGGTAGATGGCAGCGGCTACCAGGTGGAGCACCAGCCGGAGCCCGTCAACGAGTACGACGACCCGGTGAGCTGGAGGCCGGCGTGAACGGCGCGCACGAGCTCGATGCGTGGCTGGTCGGTATCCTCACGCGGCTCGATGCGCCGGCGCGGCGTGTGCTGGCCCGCGCGGTGGCCGTCGAGCTGCGCCGGCGCCAGGCAGCCCGCATTGCCGCCCAGCGCAACCCGGACGGCAGCGCTTACGTGCCGCGCAAGCCGCAGTTGCGGCACAAGCGCGGCAGCATCCGCCGCGCGATGTTCATGCGCCTGCGTCTTGTACGTTATCTGAAAGACCAGGCCGACGACAATGCGGCCGTGGTGACGTTTGCAGGGACGGCGCAGCGCATTGCCCAGGTGCATCACTTCGGGCTGCGCGATCGCGTCAACAAGCGTGGGCTGACGGCGCAATACGCTGCCCGGCAATTGCTGGGCTTCGATGCCGCCGATATCGAGGCCGTCGCGGACCTCGTGATAAACGCCGTGAGGTAGTCGAAAAAGAGCCAAGAACTAAAACGGTGCTCGGTGTGTTGGGTCCGCTCGACATCCCACTCCATCCTGCCAGGGCGCTCCAGCGGGATTGCCGCGTGAATTAAATGAATTGAATATCAGATATTAGTGCGCTTGATTTTGGCAACAATCTTTGACCATTGGTAACGTAAATTCACGCTATCATCCGCGCGAAATATCAAAGGCAATCGCTCGCCGTCAGAGTTGAGTGAGGCCAGACCGGGGCTCGTTTAAATCAATCGGGGCGGGAGTGCTTTCCCAATGAGACGACTTTCGGCGCGCGTTTGCGCTTTTCCTCCACGCTGGCCATTGGCCACAGCGTTCTCTGCGTCGGCGCCACGCGCTGACAGCCCCCATCGACTGACCGACTACGGATAGCGCGCCGGCTCTTCAGCGCCGCTGCTGCACCGTCTCGTCTTTCGTTTCCCACCGCTTCGCGGACAACCGCTGTCCGCGTGTAGGCCGTTGCCTTCTGCATCTTCAGTCAGAGCACCACCATGAACGCCAAGTGTTACCGAACCGTCTATAACGCCGTCCGCAATATGCTGATCGCTGTCGAGGAATGCGCCTCCAGCACAGGCAAGGGCCGCAACGCCGGCTCGCGGGCCGGTGGTGCCGTTGCGGTAGCGGCCGCAAGCGTTGCACGCTTCACCGTTCTGCCAGTGGTGTTTGGCGCGTGGTGTGCGTTGGGATTGCCCAGCGCGTTGCACGCGCAGGTGGTTGCCGCGCCGGGTTCGGCCGCGCAGGTCGTGCAGACACAGAACGGTTTGCAGCAGGTCAACGTGGGCCGTCCGAACGGCGCTGGTGTTTCGCTCAATACGTACACGCAGTTCAACGTACCGACCGCAGGCACGATCCTCAATAACGCGCCCACCATCACGCAGACCCAGCAGGCGGGCTACATCAACGGCAACCCGAACCTGCTGCCGGGCGGCTCAGCTCGCATCATCGTCAACCAGGTCACCAGCACCAACGTCAGCACGTTGAATGGCTACCTGGAGGTGGCCGGCCCGCGCACGGAAGTGGTGATCTCGAACCCAAATGGGATTTTGGTCAACGGTGGCGGCTTCATCAACACCAGTCGCGCGACGTTGACCACCGGATTGCCGGTCTTCGGCGGCAGCGGCAGCCTGGATGCGTACCGCGTCACGGGTGGGCAAATCTCGATCCAGGGCGCGGGCCTGAACGCGGCCAATGTCGACCAGGTGGACTTAATTGCCCGCGCGGTGCAGGCCAATGCAGCGGTCTATGCCAACACCCTGAACGTGATTGCCGGCGCCGCCCAGGTCGACCGCAACACGCTTGCGGCCACGCCGATCGCCGGTGACGGCGCAGCACCCGCGCTGGGCATTGACGTGAGCCAGTTGGGCGGGATGTATGCCAACAAGATTTTGCTCGCATCCACCGAGAACGGCGTTGGTGTGTCCCTCAAGGGCGTCACGGCCGCACAAGCTGGCGAC